GGAGGCTTTGCGTCTTTCGAATGCCCAGGTTGACGCGCGCAATGGCGCGGTATTCGCTGTCGCCGGCACACAGGTAGTGACCTCTCGCAAGACTGGATGGACCGCAGCGACGGGGACTTCCTCGCGCGCGACCTTTGCAACCACGACTGTCACGACCGAGGAACTAGCCCAACGGCTGAAGGCGCTGTTGGAAGACCTCACCAGCCACGGGCTCATCGGCACCTAATGAAAATTCTACTCGCGCTCGCACTAGCACTCGCACTGGTCGCCGGCTGCACGCTCCCGCTCAAGCCGGGGTCGGCTTCTATTAAGTCGGCAAGCGGCGAGGTGGTTTCCGTCAAGCAATCCCAGAACCCGCTTAACGAAACCGTCCAGGACTACAAGCGGACGACCAGCCAGGAAGGCACCACCGAGGAAGTCCACACGAAAATCGGCGCGGCCCAGAAAGACGTGGCCCGCGAGCTGGGGGCCAAGCTGTCCTCGCTCCGGCCGGTGATGTGGGTCGGCATTTTGGTTTTGCTTTTCGGCGTGGCCAGCGCGGTTTGGCCCCCACTTAAGGTGCTCGTCGGTGGCAGCGTCACCACGTCCGCCGTAATCGCCGCGGCCGGCGCCGGCATGATTGTGCTCCCCGTCCTCGTGGTCGGGCATGAGATTTTGATTCTCTCCGTTGCCGCGGGTGCGGCGGCGCTCTATTTTTTCGCGCACCGACACGGCAACCTGCGAGGACAACTCAGTGCGCTTCTGGGAAAGTAAACTATGTCGTGCTCTAACTGCAACAATTGCGACTGCGGCGGGTGCGGTGGCGCGGACTGCAACTCGACTTTTCCCGCGAGCTGCAACCCCCAGGCCAACTGTTCTCCCTGCAAGTCCTGTCCTCCGAATAGCGCGGATTGTGAGACGCTCCCAAGCGCACTACAGAATTTCGTCGATGCCTTTTTCGGTTCGGTCACGAAGACTGAAATAGACGGGCAGGTCACCTGGATTCTCCCGTGCAACCTGGACATCGGCTTGCCCGGCAACCCGCGCGCGGACGGCGAAGGGCTCGCGTGTTATTTCCTGCGGCTGTTCCGGGATGGCATCAACGGGCTTGAAGGCCCGACTGGCGCGACCGGCGCGGCCGGCGAAAACGGTGCCAATCCCTGGACGATTATCCTAACCGCGTTTGTGCAGCCGACGGCCGGCGGCACGGTGAACTTCAACATCGTGGACTCGCCCTCGGTCACCGTGGGCCAGACAGTTTTCATCCCGGGGTCCGGCTACTACATCATCACGAGCCGCGTCTCCAACTCGGTATTCGCGCAGCTCATCGAGTCTGTGCCGACGCCGAACGCGGTCACCGTCCCGGGCACCCTTGTGCTGCCCTGCGGGCCGCGCGGGCTCACCATTACCGGTCCGACTGGCGCACCCGGCTTGCAGGGTCCCACGGGCGCGCAAGGTATTCAAGGCCCGACCGGCCCGACAGGGGCAACGGGTCCGACCGGGCCGACGGGGGCTGTCTCCACGAACTCCAACGGGCAGGTGGTCATCACCGGCGCGACGGACATGACGGTGACGAACTCGGACAACAAAATCACGTTCGGCATCGACGACCCGGAAGTCACGCTCCCGACCATCGGCACATATTTCGTCATGGCGCGCTTCCGCTGCTTCAATGACATCGGCAGCGGGGACAATCTTCAGTGGGATTTTTACCTGAACAATCAGACGACTGCGACCCCGGTGCCCGGCGGCGAGCACCCGGACACCATCATCTGGAACACCGGTGGAAGCAACCACTGCACGTATGTCCACATCTGGGCGATTGTGCAGACCGCGAGCATCAACAACATCATCGACGCGCACGTCACGTCCGAAAGTGCCTCGGCACCGCAGACGATTTTTCAGGACGGCTCGAACATCATGTTCATCAAACTGGCATGAACGATTGCACGCATCCGCTTCATCGCGATACCGAAGGCGATTTGTCCCGGCCCTGCAACCCGAAGGGCGCGACGAAAATCCTGCCCGGTCGCACGCTGCCGGAGCGCATCATTGTCAACCAGACGGATGACGTGCTGCAAGACGAGGACGGCTTTCCTCTTTTGGATGAGGCGTCCGGGGCCACCATCATCGACGATTTGCGCGAATGAAAGTTTCAAACTACGTAGCGGGCTCTGAGTCCAACCCCGAGGGTTGGCTGTTCATTGCGGAAAAACAGCCCCCGGGCGCGGAGAAGCCCTACATCACGAAGAAACTCGCGCCCAGCCAATTGGGGGCCACCGGTCCCGCGGGTCCGCAGGGCCTTCCCGGGGACCCCGGCCCGACCGGCCCAACCGGCGCGGCGTCCACCGTTCCCGGGCCGACCGGCCCGCAGGGCGCCGACTCGTCCGATGAGTGGGTGCATCCCGATGGCCTGTCGCTGGACCTATTTGAGGAATACGCCCCCGGGGCTATCGGCGCCCCTACGGGCGGTTTCGGGTGGGACACGAATGGTATTGTCTCTGGCGGCAACATCGTGCAACGCTCTATCGCGAACGGACGCACGGAACGACGACTCAGCCTCACCTCTGGTGAGTTTGCGCGCAAGCTCTACGTTGGGTCCGATTGGCATCGCCTGCGCATCGCGCTCCTGCTCCGCGTCAACGGGTCATCCACCTTCACCGGGAATGGATTCGTTGGCCTGTGCAGCGGCACGAGCAACCCATTTGGCGGCACAACGGACAATTCCATCGGGATTTATTTCGACCCCGCTAGCGCGAATTCCTGGGCCTTCGTGAACGGCACGGCCAAGGACTTTTTCTTCCAGAGTGTCAGCACCCGATTCGTCACGAAACGCGGTGCAGGCGCGCCGGCTGATTTCGGCGCGGGGGCCGGTTCCGACGGTCGGCGGTTCGCGGCCACTGAGAACGCCCGTTCGATTCTTTTCCTAGACATTTCCCGACCGGTGGCCGCGACGACCGCAACACCCGTGACGTATTCCTTCGGCATGCGCTCTACGAACGTGACGCAGGCCGAGTTTGCGCTGAGCAAACGGGCGCTGCTCCACACGTTGCTCGCCAGCGTGAACGCCAATCTCGCTGGTGACGATACCATTGTCCAGGTGAGCGGTAGCGCCGGCACTACCGTAACCAACTCCACCACGTTCGACGAATCTACGGGCGTGCTCGACACGCTGAATATACGTTGGGACGGCGCGCATCCGTTGGAGATTTGCGGCATGGGAGTTTTCAAGGTTTACTAACATGAACGTCTCGCTGGAAGAAGTTTTCGAACAGACGCCCATCACCGTGGACGGCGACGGGCATCTGCTGATTGGCCAGCTGAGCGACGGCGGGGTCATCCAGCTCCGTCGCATCCATGTCACTTCGCTGAACCAGATTGCGGGGCCTACCGGCCCCACGGGTCCGACGGGCGCGAATGGCACGAACGGCACGAATGGTGTCACGGGTCCAACCGGCCCCACGGGTCCCACTGGCCCCACGGGCGCGGTCGGTCCGACGGGCTCGAATGGCCCAACGGGTCCCACGGGTCCGACGGGCGCGAATGGTGCAAGCGTCACGGGTCCGACGGGGCCGACCGGCCCCACGGGTCCCACGGGTCCGACGGGCGCCACGGGCGCAACGGGCGCGGGTGGCACGGGAACCACGGGCGCTACGGGTCCGACTGGACCGACCGGCCCCACCGGCCCCACCGGCGCGAATGGCGCGACGGGCGCGACGGGTCCGACGGGTCCGACCGGTCCGACCGGTCCGACGGGCGCGAACGGCACGGGCGGCGTTGCCGGTTCCCCGGCCGACCCATCCACTTTCGCTGTAGAAAGTTTCGACGACTACGCCACCGGCGCCATTACCAGCTTCACGAGCGGCTCGGGTTGGAGCGGCAGCGGTGCGGCATCTGGCGCGACCATCGTGGCCGTGACCATGAACGACGGCCGCACGGACAAGCGGCTTTCCTTGGCGGGTCCGGGTGAGTTCAAGCGAAAAATGGCCTGGGGTGAAAAGTGGAAGCGCTTGCGCATTGGTCTGCTTTTGCGAATCAACAGCGGGTCCACCATTACCGGGGACTTCGCTTTCGGTGTGTGCTCCGGCATCGTGACCGGCGCCGGCAGCACGGGCTGCGCGAACTTCATCGGGGCCACGACGCGCGTCGGCAACACGAACCAATACACGTTTTCCGCCGGCACGGACATTGCGACTTTTGCCGCCACGTTTGCGGGCGGGTCTTCGAAGCGGAACGCGACCTGGACCGACTACGGGGGCGTCTCTTCGATGAAGGGCTACCCGTCCACGTCCACCGCGCTTTGCTTGAATGTTTTCGACGTGAAGCGATTGCGGTTCGGGGCCAGCACGACTTACTCCATGTTCGTCCAGGGTCCTGCATCCTCGGGCACGGGTGCCGGCGGACCGGAGCAAAATCTGGATTGGGGGAACCTGCTCAATGTGGCCGCGGACCCGGACACTTCGACCAACAACAACGGCTGGTGGTGGGACGGGGCCTCGTCCACGCAGTCTGCGACTTTTGATGAGTCCACGGGCGTCCTCGACACCATCAACATCTGGTGGAGCCACGCCACGACCCCCATCGAGGTGGCGGGAATCGTGGTTTATAAGCTCTATTGACAACTGCTGGAAATCAACCACTTCTTACACGATGAAAAACGACATGCCTATAGATTTGGGCTACAAGATGGACATGGGACCTAGTTCCACGGCCTCGATGGCCGAGAAGATGTATCCCAACCTTCACCTCGAATGGCCGTCGGACTATGACCTACCGGACTCCGGTGAGATGACGGTCACCTTCCGGAAGACCGGTGAGAACAAGTCCAAGAATCGCGACGGGAAGATGCGATACACCGTGGACCTGGAAATCAAATCCATCAACTCGGTGGAAGAGGGCGAAGCCGACGCGCACGACGAGACCGCCGAAGAGGAATCCGGCAGCGACGCGCTCGACCGCCACGCGGCCGAGGTCAGCGACAAAGAGGCTTACTAATGTTCCAGGCCAAGGACATTTTCGACGACGCCAAGGATGTGTTCGGTATCTGCAAAGAGGAGAAGCTCTTTCGCTGGATGACCGACGCCATTCGCATGCTCGCGAACAAGGGCGACATCGACCCGCTGGTCGGCGGGCTGGACATCTGCGTGCAGAACAAGTGCGTCACGCTCCCGCGCGAAGTGGAGACGGTCCTCGGGGTGAACCTCGCCGGCCGGCCCGCGCTCGGACACAACGAACTTTTTTCCTTCCACCTGAACGGCCCCGGCGATTGCAAAAACCGCTGTGACTATTCCTGGTTTGACGAGCTGCCCGCCGTCACCTACAAGGACATCGTCTGCCCCGGCAAGCTGATTGCTTTCGTGGACAAACCCGAGGACTCGGGTGTGGAACTCCGCGTGTTCGGCTTCGACAAGCAGAACAAGCCCCTGCAAACTTTCGAGGACGGTGTCTGGACCGACGGCCTGCTCGTCCCCACGATTTTCGGATACGCGGTGCCGGCGAAGACCGACCCCGAGGTCTCCCGCATCACGGACATCGTCAAGGGTCCCTCGGCCGGCATCATCCGGCTCTCGACCTTCGACAACTCGTCCAGCTCGGGCACGCTCATCGGGATTTACGACCCGGAGGAAACCCATCCCCGCTATCGTCGCATCAAAATCTCGCGCGGCTGCCCGTGGGTCCGCATCGTGTATCGAAAGAAATCCTTCGACATCACGAGCCTCAACACGCGCATCCTTTTGCACAGCCGCTTCGCGCTCGTCATGGCGATGAAGGCCGTGAAGTTTTACCTGGACTCCGACGTTGCTAATGGCATGCAATTCGAGGCACACGCCTCGCGGATTCTCACCGAGCAAGAGGGCGCACTCGTCAGCCCGAATGCGATGCCGATGCAGGTCGAAGACCGCAACAGCATCTCCCAAAAAGACGACTGGAATGTTGACTGATGTGTATGGACAACGTGAAACAAGATAAAGGCATGCCGCCCTCGAACGGGGCGACTGAAAACGCCAAGACCAACGCCAACAAGCCGGCCCCGCAAGGCATCTTCGACTATTCGGTCGTGGACGCTGAGGACAAGGACCGCATCGACCGCCTAAAAAACGGTCACGACAAGGGCAACTACAGCCAATACGTCGGCAGCCTGTAAGCCGCGGACTGAGGGGACATGGCAACGCCGCGTTCAGAAGATGGGGAGCTGACCTTTCTCGGGGGCATGGATTCCATGTCCGACCCCGCGATGTTGACGCCCGGCTTTTACGCGCGGGCACTCAACGCGGTCAACCGCGGCGGCGTGTTACAATGCCGGCCCGGCTACCGGTGCCGTTTCGCGATGCCGGCGGGGAACCTCCAGGGCGGCTTCGTCTTCCGGCCCAAGGTCGGCATCGAATCTGTCCTCTTCGCCGTGGACGGGCTCGTGTATCTGTCGGACTATCCCTACCGAACCTTCCGGCAGCTGGCGATTCAGTTCTCGCCGACGGCCCGGCAGCTTTTCTTCGTGCAGGCCGAGCAGGCCACGACGCGCAACGACGACGGCAGCATCCGGCTCATCCCCGCGATTAACCTCGTCATCATCCAGGACGGTGGGCTTACTGCGCCGGCCGTGTTCGACGGCTACAACGCGTTCCACAACCCGGAAATCAAACTCGGCGGGCCGATGGCTTGGTCCGGGGACCGACTCTGGGTGGCCCAGGGCGCAAAACTTTTCGCGAGCGACCTCTACGACCCGCAGCACTTTTTGGAGCCGCAGTATTTCGCCACCGTGGAAGCCTTCACGCTGCCGGGGGAAATCACCGCGCTGGCCGAGCCGACCGCGAACGCCGAGCTGGCTTCGCTGTTTGTCTTCACCCAGGATACGACGACTCTCATCCAGTCCGGCATCCGCGACCGCGCGACGTGGCTCGCCACGCCAAACTTCCAGTTTCTCCAGTTCCCCGAAGTGGGCTGCGTCTCGGCCCGGTCTGTATCGCTCTTGCACGGCCTGCTGTGGTGGTATTCTGCCGGCGGCTTGACGAACGTGAACGCAGCTGAGCTGACGCGACAGACCTCCGTCACGCCTTATGAGGACAACGAGATGGCGGACAGCAAATCGCGCCTGGGCGATGACCTCAACGGAATCGCCTGCGGATTTTTCGAAAACTACCTGCTCGTGTCGGTGCCCTACTGCGACAAAAAGAACACGCATACGTGGTGCCTGGACGGCGCGACGTGGCAAAAGAAGGACCAGAAGTCTCCCTTCGCGTGGAATTCCATGTGGTCCGGCACGCGGCCGGTGGAATGGCTTTACGGTTTGTTCGCCGGCTCGAATCGCATCTTTTTCGTCAGCGCGGATTTCGACGGCCAGAATCGGTTGTGGGAAGCGTTCACTCCCGACCGCCTGGACGACGGCTGCCCGATTACGTGGTATGGCGAGACGCGCGCGTTCTCGGCCGAGGTGCCGCTCCGGGACAAGACCGTGCGCTACGCCGACATCTTTATGTCCGAGTTATCGGGCACTGTGGACATTGCGGTCTTCTGGGCCGGACCGTATCGGGGTCGCTACAAGCGGCTGATGACGAAACGAATTGAGGCGCCGCGTGGCTCCATTCGTCAAGGGCACAAAATCAAGAGCAGCGAAAAAATGTTCGCGTTCAAAAAACAGACGCGGCCCCTGCGAACGCAAGACGCCAAGGAATTGGCCTCGGCCGAGGACCTGTCGTCTTGCGACGTGGAGTCGTTCAAGCTGGATTTTCTCGATGAATCTTTTCAACTTCTCATTGTGGTCTCTGGTCCTGGTGCAGTGCGTGGAATCCGTATTTATATGGAACCCGCTCCGGGAACGCCGGGCGCGGTTAGCCCGAACAAAGAACTCTCCGGTCGCTGCGAGGAAGACGAAGGCCCCGAGCAAAACTTCGTCCGCTTCGACGGCGCGGCTTCGGATAGCATCGCGGCACTGAACGCGAACATCCCGCTGTTCACGAGCAACCAGACGGTGTCCATCACCGAGCAGGGCCTCACCGAGGTCGGCACGGGATACGGCGAGTCCGTCATCAGCCAGCAGGACGCGGACAAAATCGCGCGGGCCATTGCGCGGCGTCGGGCATCGCGACAGCTGGAGCTGGCGCTGCCGATTATCATATCCACGGGGACGGGGCTATGAACCGCACGTTTATCTATGGATTGTGCGACCCATTTTCGGGGGAGTTGCGCTATATTGGAAAGACCTGTCAGCCGATTAACAAACGTGCTACGGCGCATGTTCAGGAGGCCGGTCGCGGAGTTATAAACCATAGGTGTAACTGGCTTCGAAGTTTGAGTTGCCGACCTGTGGCGGTATTGTTATTGGATGTTCTGTCTAGCGAAGCGGATTTTTGGGAGCGAGAATTGATTGCCATGTTTCGTGTCGAAGGTCGGTTGACCAATAACACTGCCGGTGGGGACGGTGCCCCTGGGCGGATTGTTTCGTTAGAAACGCGGAAAAAAATGTCGGAGGCTCGTAAGGGCCGACTGCACTCGTTGGAAACCAAACAAAAAATTTCGCGGTCTAAGATTGGCCGGCCCCACCCCCGCACTTTTGAATGGAACGAAAAGATATCCGCATCGCAACGGGGAAAACCTAAACGAAAGGGGGCGTTATGATTCAGTTCGACGCCTTGCGCGGGATTACCCGCAGGGAACTCAGGATAAACTACAAATCCCCCCTCATCTGCCAACTCGGCCCGGCGGAGAGTGGGAGCGGGTCGGGCACGACGGTCTCGGCATTTCTGCCGATTGTCGCGCCGGACGGACCGACGAATTTGACTTTTGTGGTGAGTGATTGTCCGCGAGTGGTGACTCTGACCTGGGACCCGGTATCGGGCGCGCTGGGCTACAACGTGCTGGTGGCGGACAGCTCGGAAGGGCCGTTCGTTTACTTGCAATCCGTAGAGGAACCGACATTTTCGGAGGAGGTCTTCCCCGACGCGACGTATTTCTACCAAGTGTCGGCGTTCGGCGAATTCGGTTTGTCGAACCCATCTGAAACTCGGGAAGTCTTCGTGACTCCCTGCGAATAATTTATGGCGAAACCTAAGTCACTACGCGGTCATGGCAAGCCGAATCCTCAGGACACCCGCGCGGTCCTCGACAAGCTGGACGCGGCCTTCGTGCGGGATTTCACCCGTCGCAATGGGCAGACCTTTAACATGGTCACCGATGCCATCCAGGATTTCAATGACCTCGTGGACGCCGGCGATGCCGATGCGTTGGCGAGTTATTTGGAGAACCCGACTCAACTTTTGCTGGCGCTGGTGTTCGCGTTGAACGCGCGCGTAAAAGCGCTGGAAGCCCGACCGTAATATGCCACTTCAAAAAACCAATTTGGTCATCGTCGCGTCGCAGATTCCGCCCGACTTCGAAGGGACGCCGCAGGAGTATTTCGCGGCAATCCTCGAACGGATGGACATCCAGTCCCCGGTCGGCACGAACTTTTTCGTCATCGGCGACGTGGAGCCCGCGAGCAACTCCGGTCCGTGGTTCAAAAACGGCACGAAGCTCTACGTGTTCGACATCAATGTCGGGCACTACGTCCCGCTGGACATCTCCGACTCGTTGAGCGCGTTCGCGTTCAT